TTTGGGCTGTTTACATAATTAAATAATACCGTTTTTGATTGCGCTATGATATTATGAAGGCTATAATTGTGATTAAATTATGGAGATTGATATGAGTGATGTTAAGCCAGTTGGAAGGCCAACAAAATATAATCAAGAAATGTATGACAACGCCATGTACTATATCGCTAACTTCAAAACCATATCTATTGGTAATGCTTCAAATGCTGTCGTTCCTACTGCTGCGGGTCTCGCTATTTACCTTGGTGTGAACAAGTCAACGCTATACGCATGGGCTGACGAACATGATGAATTTTCCAACACGTTGGATTTTTTGAACGATATGCAAGAGTATGAATTAACCAATAACGGTCTGTCTGGGAAGTTTTCTGGCGTCATTACGAAACTCATGCTATCGAACCATGGCTACAGCGAAAAAACCGAAGTGGAAAACAAAAGCCCACCAACTCAAATAGTTTATGTTGACAGCAAAGAAAAAAAACAACTAGAAAACCATATTGACGATATAATCAATGATAACGATTGATAAACCAAAGTATTTTGGCCAGCTTTTACTTAATAAGGGTTTTCGAGCGTGGTTTAAATACATGTTCTATATTGTCGAGGGTAACAAGTTTATTGAAGAAGCCCTGCATGACGAACTATTCGATTGTTTCGAAAATGTTTACGACCAAAAAACCACGCGATTAAGTATAAATGTTCCGCCACGTTCGGGCAAAACCACCATGGCAACATATTTCATGGCTTACTGTTGGGCGAAGAACCCGAAGTCAAATTTTATATACACCTCATTTTCGCAATCGCTGTTGTCTGATATCGCGCGTGCGTTTGCTAATATCCTTGAACACCCTGTATACAAAGCTATGTATGACTTGAGCATCAAGCAATATACGGAGGAGGTTAATCCGATTGATGTGTTTTGGAAAGAATACCTTCAAAAAAATGAGGGGCTAAAAGTAGCTAAGTATTCGAGCCGCAAGATTGTATCGCCCGCCAATGGTATTATCCTGTTTTCTTCAATCGGGTCTGCTATCACTGGATTTGGCGCGGGTATTCGTAACTCAAAGGGTTTTAGCGGCGCACTGATTGTTGATGATGGAAATAAGCCCGCTGATATGCATTCCGAGGTCATGCGTAACAAAGTGGTCACATATTTTGAAGAAACACTTCTATCGCGCTTAAACACACCTAAAGCAGCTATAATAAACATCCAACAACGATTGCACTTACGCGATTTAACTGGGATGCTTCAAGAAAAATATATATTTAAGCAATTATGCAAGCCGTTAATGGTTGGGGATGTCTGCCAACTTCCAAGCCAGTACACCGAAGATCGCATAAAAGAAATCAAGGTTAATGACTACATGTTCAAAGCCCAATACCAGCAAGAGCCTATACAGTACGGTGGGACGGTGTTTAAGCTTGAGTGGTGGCAGTATTACACGCTATTACCGCAAATGAAGTACACGAAGTTATTTGGAGATACGGCGTTAAAAACCAAAGAACACAACGATTACAGTGTTTTTCAAATATGGGGTATATGCCACCAAGGGAATATGTATTTAATCGATCAGTTGCGCGGAAAATGGGAGGCACATGACCTTGAGAGGCAAGCAAAAGCGTTTTGGGCAAAGCACAGGGGGTATAACCCGCGATCATTTGTGATTGAAGACAAGGCGAGCGGGACGGGGTTAATCCAAAACCTCCGCGCGCGCCACTCAATACCAGTTGAGGCGCAGCAAGTCGATAAAGATAAATACACGCGGGCGATGGACGTGCAGCCGCACATACAATCTGGTTTTATTTACTTGCCTGAAAATGCCGATTTCTTAAGCGATTTCATAAACGAATTTAGCGCATTCTCGCCGCTTATGACACACGCACATGATGACCAAATTGACGCGGCGATGCATGCGATTGATAATATGCGCGTTAAAACTGCGGTTTCAATCCTTGATGTGTTGTGATTTAAAAACTAATATGCTATTATTCATGGAAATCTTACACTGGGCGTAAAATGAGCGATAAAACCATAAAATCGGCAACCAAAGAACTTGTAAACTCATTCACGGGTTTTGTTTCTGGCTTGGCTGGGTTTAACGGGGCGCAGTTATCTAAAACGGATACGCTGCAATATAATTTACGTAATTACCTGATTTCACAAAACAGAATATTACTATCCCAGTTGTACGTTGAGCATGGTATTGTTCAAACCCTGATTGACCAGCCCGTTGATGATGCGTTCTCGACTGGGTTTGAAATCAAAACGGGGCAACTAAGCGCAGAAGAAATTGAGCAGCTTGAAAACACGCTTGAGCGCATGGACGCGGTGAAATCTACGGCGCAATCCGCTAAGTGGGCGCGTTTGTTTGGTGGGGGCGCGTTGCTGGTGCTTACGGATCAAAAACCAGATACCCCGCTTGATGTTGACAAAATTGATGAAGCATCTAACCTTGATTTCCGCGCTGTTGACATGTGGGAACTCACAACCGCAACTGGCGGCGTTCTTGCTGAAAACATGGATACGTTTTTAGATGATGCGGAATATTTCCTGTATTACGGCAAGCGCATACATCATAGCCGAGTAATGACGATCAAGGGAAAAGAAGCGCCATCGTTTCTGCGCCCTCAAATGCGTGGTTGGGGCATGTCTGAAATTGAGCGTTTAGTGCGTTCGATTTCGCAGTATATGAAAAATCAAGATGTTATGTTTGAGTTGATGGATGAGGCGAAAATTGACGTTTACGGTATCAACGGGTTTAATTCTGCGATGCTCACAAGCGGCGGGACAGATCAGATCACAAAACGTATTCAATTAGGAAACCAAGCAAAGAATTTCCTTAACGCGATTGTGATGGATAAAGAGGATACATACGATCAGAAGCACATGAATTTCGCTGGTATTGCCGAGGTCATGAACCAAGTGCGTATGCAGGTCGCGGCTGATTTAAAATTTCCCATGACGAAGCTGTTTGGTATTTCATCAAGCGGGTTTAATTCTGGTGAAGATGATATCGAAAATTATAACACTATGATTAATTCGGAAGTGCGTTCAAAGGTTAAGTTTCTTATGGTGGACGTGGTGTGCATGGTTTGTCAAAAGATGTTCGGTTTCGTTCCTGATGATCTCACAATTGAGTGGCACGCACTGCGTCAAATGACATCCGAAGAAGAAGAAAACGTTAAAAATTCGGAATTTAACCGCACGATGGCATCATATCAATCGGGCGCGATTACCCGTCAAGAGTGGGCGCAAAGCATGAATAAGTCTAATTTGTTGCCGATTGAGGTTGATGAAAATGCGGAAGGTTTAGAACCGATTGATGGTCAATTCACAGTTGGTTCGGAGAGTAAAGTTGATGCGTAATTATCAAATATCTGTAGATGCTGGCACGCTGTATGAAGTCCGTTGGTCTGGTCGTGGTTCTGAGCAGGTACGCCCGAATATATCATGTGTTGGTGGTACGGTGAATGTGTACGGCGCTCAAGTCGCTAATGCATCGCCACCAAGCGGAATGAGTATCATTGACGGCATGAGTGATGTGACGTTATCAGCGTTTGAATATATCCCGAATTTTATGTATATTGAGGTTGCAAGTGGTTCGCCTGATATCATCGTTTCGGGATTAGCCACGGAAGAATATATTGAATTATTCCCCCTGTTTACTGAATTAGGCGGGTTTTTAAATACAGAAGATGGAGAGCAAATATATGCCTAAGATTTCCGAATTACCTGATGGCGGTGTTGCTTCAAACGAAACCGTATTTGCGGGCGTTAACTCTAGCGTGACTGAGCGCGTTACATTGCCAATAAACTCAAAAACACTAACTGAGGGTGGTTTTTTTGATTACAATGATGCAGCTACATCCATCACGCCTATATCTTGTACCTCTGATGAGATTACGAAATTAACAAATGACGGGCTAGGGTCTTTTACCAATAAAACCTATAAGCCCAATACGGTGACTGATATCTGGGACGCGACGGCAAACGCTTTTGATTTTTCTGATCTCGTGCTCGGCGATCAGGTTATCGTTAGGCTTGATGTAACGCCCATTACAACAAGCCCCAACACTGACTTTACGCTTGGTATAACTCTTGGTGTCGGGGCTTCACCGTACACACTAAACTTTGAGAAAGAAAAGCCATACAAGTCGGCAGATACGCATGATAGCCTTATTGTTATGGCTCATTTTTACATGGGGGATACGAACACGCTTGACAACCCCGCCGAAATACACGCGTTATTCGATGATGATGCAAGCATTACGGTAAACGGTTGGTATATTAGAGTTAATTAAGGAGTATTAAAAATGGCATTAAGAGAATGGTATCAAACTGAAATTGAAGTCGATACACTGTATGAGGTTCGCACGTCTGGGCGCGGCGCAGAACAGATAACTCCGAATATTGACACGATTGGCGGCACTGTTAATATTTATATGTCGCAGGTCGAGCCAGTGACAGCGCCAACGGGAATGAGTATCGTTGAAAATGGCGCGGCGTTTGTGGGTAATGCTGATTTTAAATATGTTATGAACTACATGTATGTTGAGCAAGATACGGGAACAACGACATCCGTTGTGTTATCTGGTATTAACGCCGAAGAGGTTGTGTAATGGATTTAGGCCGTAGTTTAGGGCGCAGTTTAGGGCGGACGTTGGGTGAGAAGTATATGTTGCCTGTCGTTGACGGTTTGGCGCTATGGCTTGATGCTGCGGATACGGGCACGATTACGGAAAGCGGCGGCGCGGTTTCTGTGTGGGCGGATAAGTCTGGAGGCGGGAATAACGCAACGCAAGGAAATGGTGCGAACAAACCAACTACAGGCACAAGAACAATAAACGGGCTTAACGCGCTTGATTTTAATGGTTCATCATCAAGTATGGTTCTTGGTTCTGGGTTATTAAGTGTTCCATCGTCTGATAACACGATGTTTATTGTAGCGGCGATGGATGTTGTAACATCTGCGGTTAATGGTTATAGATTATTAACCGCAGTCACAGGTGGTAACTCCACAAGATATGGTATTATCGTTAACAGAGGCGGAACGGATAAAATTGAATTTATTAATTCTAATAGCTCTTTTTCCCCAGTCGCGCAAACGGAAACAATAGATACTAACGCCAACATATTCGGTCAAAGACACGAAGATACTACGCTAACGTGCCTGTATGACGGCCTTTCTGGTACGGGCGCATCTTCTGATGCTTTAGATGTTCTGGCGGCGATCAATATTGGATCATCAAATGATACGATTGGTTTTTTTGATGGGTTAATATCAGAGGTTTTAATTTATGAAAGAGCGTTTTCGGACGCAGAAATTAATCAAGTCGGTAATTATTTACAAAATAAATGGAACGCAAATTGGAGTGATTTATAATGACTGGCACAAGAACATTTGGTGATTACAGTGAAATATTCAATGTTAAAGACTATGGTAGTATTCAGGATGGGATAAACGCGTGCAGCTTGAATGGTGGTGGTATTGTTTTCCTGCCTTCTAATACTTATGAAATTAGTGCGTCATTGGTTATTCCAAGTTTTGTAAAATTGATGGGTTCATCCGCATCAACAACCATTATAAAAATTGCTGATGGTGCTAATTGCTACGCTATTAAGAGTATCAATTTTGATGATTTAACAGGCTCAAATAAATATGCACCAACTGACCCAGAAGTGCCGTATTGGTACGGATTGAAGGATTTATCTATTGATTGCAATGGGGACAACCAGACAGCAGGAGGTGGTATTCAATTTTACGGTAATGCGTACAGTTTTGAGGGTAAGATTATTGTACGTGATGCGTATGAGGATGCTATCTACACAGAAGGTCCAGCAGCAGCGACACTAACTTCATGGTTAGGGCAAGAGGAAGGTTTTTTCGATGCGGTGGTTTTGGCTATAAAACCAAAACGCTATGGATGGTTATATCGTGGTCCACACAATAGTAAAATAAATGAATTTCGTTGTTTGCTTCATGAAGATGGTGATTATGGTTTTAAATCAGAGACAACAGTAAATTATACGGCGGTTCTTGATGGGTTTAATATCATTCATGTATATGGTGAAGCTACCAACACAACTAATCGTAAAGGTATTTCCATTGGTGGAATTACAAAAGGTAATCTTATCCAAGGTGATAGCACAAATGTTATATTTGAAAATGTAGCTGTTGGTAAGGCTAAATCTCAAATTAATTCTGTACGCGTAACGGGTGTCGGTAAAGGCGCAACGAATGCTATTGGATTAAAGGTTGATGAGGCCGAGGTTCTTATTGGTCGCGTTGAAGCAGCAACAAACGCGAGTGCTTCGGCTGCAACATGCATTGAATGGAACGGAGCGTTGGGTGGAATTAGTCAAATATATATGACAGACGACAGCGCAGACTGCAATGGATTAGTTGTCAACGGAGCAAACACCTCATTCGATAATATCAGTATAAATGGATTTAGTGGTAGTGGGCGTGTCGGTGTCGAGATTGCAAGCTCTGCTGTTATGGTGCGTGGTTTCATCGCTAATTGTGATACTGCCCTGAAATATACATCTGGTAGCCGTTTAAATGCTGATTTAGATATTTTCACCGCTTCTGGTCAAAATGCATGGTCAGGGCAGACACCGAATGGGGGGTCTGATAAAGTGCAGGTTACCGCAACGGGTAATATTGTAGCAAACAACCCGTCTAAGGTTCTATCCGCATCTATATCCACAAACACAACAACACTACAAACGTTTTCTATAGCACACAAATCATTATGGACACCATCTACAGCCGACGTGGTGTATTCATTCCGTTCAGCAACATCGGGACTTGATTGGGAAATACCACCAACACTATTGACTATTGACGCTACCAATTTAAATTTTGAATGTAAACTTGCAACGGCAGTGTCGGGCAGTGCTTTCATAACGGCATTTGTGGATGTTTAATGAAACAAATCGAACCACTCTACCTAAAAACAGATTACTTCGATAATATCGAACGGGAAATAAACCGTATATTTTTCGAGGTAATATACGCGCCTATATTAGCGGCGATTAAAATGCCTAAAACGGAAATTCAAAATCAAGGGGGAGTGCTTGCGGATGCTATACGTTCTGGGCGGGTTTATATTAAGGATAACCGTGTTTATGGCAGTTTTAATTCTAAGATTAGCCGTGATCTGCGTAGGATTGGCGCGAGTTTTAACAGTGGCAGTAAAACTTGGTCATTACCTGATAACGTGCCTAGCCAAGTGCAGCAAGCGGCTGCAGTGGCGCGGGCGGATTACGAAATTGTAAAACAGTCTGTTATTACTGCGATTGATAGTATTTCACCAACTCGGATAAATGAGATTTCTATAATCCCTGATGAGTATTATGACACGATCACTAAAATTGATGAAGATTTCCGCAAGACTGCAAAGCGAATTGCTATTGCCCCTGAAATGACGGATGATCAAAAAAACGTGATTGCGGCGGAGTGGTCGCAAAATCTGGATTTATATATTAAGGACTGGACGGCTGAAAATATTATAGCGTTGCGCGAGACGGTGGAAAAAGAAACGTTTGGCAGTGGGCTGCGTGCGGAGAGCCTGATTGCAGATATACGCAAGAATTATGGTGTATCAAAACGCAAGGCGAAATTCTTAGCGCGGCAAGAAACATCGTTGCTTGTTTCGAAATATCGCGAAACTCGTTATACGGGTATGGGGATTAATCGTTACATATGGCGCGGTGCTATGGATAGCCGTGAGCGCCACGATCATAAAATACTTGAAGGTAAGATAATATCATGGGATAATCCTCCCGTTGTGGATTTGAATACAGGCCGCCGCGCTCATGCTGGTGAAGATTTTGGATGCAGGTGCGTGGCTGTGCCGTTGGTGGAGTAATATGGTTAATTGGTTATTACAGATTTTAAATAAACACTCGGATGAAAAGTTATACGGCTCTGTGACTGTATATTTTCAAAACGGTGAAATAACGCATGTGGAAACGAAAAACACTGAAAAACCACCTATTGATTTAAAAGAATAACTATAGTATAATTCGAGTTACAGTATTGGAATAACCGAGCTGCAAATTTCTTTAGGGATTTTTGCGGCTTTTTTTATGGGTAAAAATGGAAAAGAAAAACGCTAAAGTCCCCGCTCAAATTTACTACGCCCGCCATATGCAGCAGGGTGTGGCTAAGTATGATAGCGAAATGATTTTAGTTACCGAAGACGCGATTAAGCAGATGATGCCTTCGTTCAACGGTAAGCCAGTTTATGTGTTCCATGTTGATGAAATTGATCTTGAAAACGCCCATGGGTATGTGACTGAAACGTTTTACAATGAGCTTGATGGCTGGGTTTGGTCAAAGATTATCCTGACTGATGAAGTTGCGCTGGAAGCGGTAAATAAGGGATGGGCTGTATCGAACGCTTATATCCCAACTGAATATTCACGCGGCGGAACGCACCATAATGTTGAATATGACCGCAAGATTTTAAACGGGGATTACACCCATTTGGCGATTGTGCCGAACCCCCGTTATGAGGACGCGTGTATTATGTCTTGTGATGATTACAAGGCGTATTGCATGAGTAAAAAGGCTCAATTGGATGAGCTGCAAAATAGTAAAAACGTGAACCCAAAGAAAGGCAATTTAATGTTTTTTAAAATGAAGAAAGAAGAGGTTTCATCCATTGACGCAGATACAATGGTAGAAATCAAAAACGATGATGGGACTGTTACGGAAGTTTCAGTTTTTGAAATGCGTGATGCGCTTCTAAACGCCAAGAAAAACGAGGCTGAAAAAGAAGAAGAAAAAATGAACATGGACGCTGAAATCGATGTCGGTGACGAAAAAATGACAGTTAAAGAACTGATTAATCGTTACACAAAATCGAAGAAAAACGAAGCATCCGAAGATGATGAAAAATCTAACGAGGAAGACGAAAAAGAGAACTCAGAAGATGAAGATGAGAAAGAAAATGAAGCCGATGAAGATGAGAAGAAAAACTCTCATTTTGAAGAGCTGAAAAACGCTAACAAGGTGAAAGCCGATAAAGCACCATCTTATAAATCACACACTGACCGTCTTGCGGTTGGTAAAGCCAAGTATTAAGGAGAATTATCATGGCGCTAACATCAAATAGTTTCAACATTACCCCCGTTAAAGGTCAGCTAACACTTGATCCTAATTTTAACACTCTATCATGCCAAATTGATTTGAGCGAAACGGCTACTTTGGTAGCTGGTCAAGCTGTATTGATCAAGGACGTTGTAAGCGGTCAAATCCCTGTTGAAGAAATCGCGGCTATCACTAATGCGATTTTCGGCTTTATCCCGTTGAATTTCAAAACCAACGAATATGAAGCTGGTGATCAGGTTAAGGTTGCGCGTACTGGCGCGATTATGTTCATGGAGGCTTCTGCGGCTATTGCACGTGGCGCGTCTGTTGAGGTTGTTATTTCTGGTAACAAGGTTGCAACTCAATCATCTGGGACAACAATCGGTATTGCATTGGATAAGGCCGCCGCTGATGGTGACTTGATCCGCGTAGAAATCAAACTTTAAGGAGATAATTTGATATGAAAACGAAACTAGAACAAGCGATTGAGAATAGCGTTGTCAAATTATTCTCACAATCACCCGAGTTGGGTCAAATCAAAAACGCCCTTGGCGCACAACAAACGATTGACACATATACGGCAATTCGTGCGAAAGTCACAGAGCAAAAGCTCCCTGATTACCGCCCGTCTGACTATATGCCTGTTGTTGTTGGTGAAGGCGCATGGTTTGAAGATAACCTGATTTGGAAATCTTACAACATTGGTGATAACTTTGAAGCTGGTATCTTTGAAACTGGTTCAAACTTGGCACGAGCGCCACGCGCGGAAACACAAGTCGAGGGCGTTCGCGTTCCAAGACGTGGATGGCGTGAAGCGGTTGTTACAAACATCGTTGAAGTCGAGCAAGCGTCACGCACGGGTAACTGGTCGTTGATCGAAGCCAAAGAACGCGCACGTTATAACACTTGGAACTTGGGTATTCAAAAAGCCTCATTCCTTGGAACGACTGACACGGCGTTGTCTGGTTTACTTAATCAAACTGGTGTTGCATCAAACACAACTGTTGTTACGAAGAAGTTTAGCTCAATGAGCGCGACTGAATTTGCGGCTGCACTTGGTGGAATGCTTCCAGCGTATCAAACTCGCACAAACTACACTGCGATGCCTGACACGTTCGTTATGCCAGCGACTGATTACAACGGCCTTGGTTCATTTGTTGATGAAAGCTATGGTAACGGTAAATCACGTCTAGCACGTTTGAAAGAAGCGTTTATCGAAATCACAGGAAATGCAGCGTTTGAAGTTAAGCCACTTCCATATGCTGATAAAGCGAACAGCGGACTATCTGTTGACCGTTATGTGCTTTATCGCCGTAATGATGATACTTCACTGTTGTTCGAAATTCCTGTAGACTTCACAACTGGTGTTGCTGATACATTTAACGGATTTGATTATGAAAGTGTTGCTTTCGGTCAATTCTCAAGTGTTATTTCGCTTCGTCCGCTTGAAATGTTGTATTTCGATTACTAGACTTGAAAGGAAAAACCTATGTCTAAAACACTAAATGTTTTTAATGCTGGTGAACGCGAGTTCTATATTGAGAAAGATGGCGAAACAGTCACTCTTGCGTCAAAAAAGAACCTTGAAATCCCTGTAAAGCAAGCTGAGAAGCTGATGAGCATGTACCCTAAGGAACTAATTCCAGCGGGTTCGGTTATTGATGGTAAATTGGATGCGAAGGCGTACAAGAAACTTGAAGATGAAAATGCGGCGCTCGAAGCTGTAATCGAAGCTGCGAACGAAAAAATCAAGGAATTGGAAGGCGAACTCGAAGCCGCTACAAAACCTGTTGAAAAATAAGGATTAATCCCGATGGACTTGGATACTATCACAGTTGATGATTTTAAAGACCTGTTCTATCGGGATTTCCCCTACTTACCTGAATACGATAACGCGGAACTATATAACGCTGGCACTCGTGTTTATTACACCCCTACAAAATTATTTTATGATTGCACCGTAAACGGGACGACTGGAATTAACCCGACTGTGACTGCGAACTGGTCGCAAGTTGATGATGATGTTTTAAATTATATTATGGACGGCGATATTACACGCGCATTCCGTGAAGCTAAAGTCAATCTTAATCAAGCCCTGTATATCTCTGACGATACTATTGAGCTTGCGTATTTATATTTAACGGCGCATTATTTGGTTAATGACATCCGCGCGGGTATGGCGGGTATATCTGCACAAGGTATGTTTCCTGTCACCTCAAAATCTGTTGGTAGCGTTTCGGAAAGCTACGGCGTGCCAGCATCGTATACGAGCGATCCTGTGTTGTCGTTTTATACGCAATCTGCGTATGGCCTGAAATGGCTTAGTTTGACGTTACCTGCAATGCGTGGGAATATAGTTTCGGTACAGGGGGCGACGCGCCCATGACGGTACAGGTTAAGTATAACATGGACGGCCTGAATGACTTCGTTAAGGGGTTAAGTAAGGATTACGTCACCCGCGTTGGTGTCCTCGGTGGTCACGAAGCACGCGGCGATGGTGACTTGGGTAATGCTGAAATCGGTGTTGTTCATGAATACGGCTCTAAAAGTGGTAAAATTCCACAACGTTCGTTTTTGCGTATGCCGTTGGAAGTGAAATCAAAAGAATTTATCAAAGGCGTTGGTGGCGCAAATGTCGTGAAAGAAGCGATTGCGAATGGTGATTATAAACGTGTTTTTGAGTTGATGGGAGCGAAGGCCGAGCAGATTGTTGATGATGCGTTTGCAACGGGCGGTTTCGGTCAATGGCCTTCGTTGAGCGCGGGAACGGTAGCGGCTAAGGGAAGCGCTGGTATTTTGAAAGACACGCAGCAGTTACGGCGTTCGATTTCTTCGGATGTTAAAAACAAAGGGGATATGTAATGGCGTTACCCCTAAACCAATTATCTGGAATGCCGAATATGTCAACCACTCTGAACGGGTGGATGAAGCCGTTTACGTTGATTATTATCACCCAAACTAATATTGATGGTATTCCCACGGATACGCAGATAACCGCGTCATATAAAGGAACGGTTCAACCGCTATCACCCGAACAAGTAAATCTAAAACCCGAGGGGCAACGATCATGGGAGTGGCTGCAAATACACGTGCAGTTAAATGGTAACCCGCTTGCAAATGATGATCGTATTGTCTACAACGGAAAAAAATTTAAAGTTATGGCGCGTAAAGACTACACATTAAACGGATATATTGAGTATCATGTTGTAGGGGATTATACGGCATGAATAACTTAGCATCTCAAATATTTGTTGATATCTTAAAACACGAAATGGAAATTTCTAACGATAGAATTGCGCTTGATGATTTAAACTGGCGTATTCCTGATACCGAAGATATTATAATTACGGTGGGGCTTGCGGATGCGCAACCGATGTCAAATCAATCATATTTGCGTGAAGATGAAACGGGCGTGTATGAGGTAAACCGCGTTACTATGCGTGAGAATATACAGATTGATATTATGTCGCGCGGTGTGGTCGCGATGCAGCGCAGGTGGGAAGTGTTAGCAGCTGTAAAGTCGATTTACGCACAGCAGCAAATGGAAATAAACAGTTTTAAGATTTTCGCAATTCCCACGGCGTTCGTTAATACTTCGGCGGCGGAGGGTGGTTCGCAATTAGCAAGATATACACTTACAATTCCTTGCCATGTGTGGTATAAAAAAGAGAAGTTACTTTCCGCGACTGGTGGGGATTACTACGATGAATTTGAAACACGTGTGGATGATGAAAAAACAATTGGAGAGCCTGACGGCCTTATAGAATTTACAATAAACGAAGATACGGAGTTATAAACCATGGCGATAATCCCTGTTAATTATTTTATTAATGTGAGCATCACAAACACCCCAAGCGGGTTGACTGAAAAGAACGTTAATTCATTGGCGTTGTTCACAACCGAAACACCAAGCGGGCTTGATACGTTCACAACTCATGTTGGCGCGTCTACGGTTGCGGAATTATACGGGACTGCATCTGTTACCGCTCAAATGGCTAACGCTGTATTTTCACAGTCACCAAACCTTCGTACTGGAACGGGGCGTTTGGTTGTTATCCCGATGATCGCGGCGGTATCTGCTACACAGGGCGATTTCACAACTGCTAATATTTCCGCAAATTTAAATGATATTCTTCTGGTGAGTGATGGAGATATTAACGTTGACGTTGATGGTGTTTCTATCGACTTGCTTGGCCTTGATTTTACAAACGCCACTGATCTTGATGATGTCGCGACTATCCTTGATGGACAACTTGCGAATGTTATTGTAACGGCTGTTAGTAATACGCTTGTGTTCAAATCTAAGAAAGTCGGCGCGGATAGCGATGTTGTTATTTCTGACGCGGGCGGGTCTGGTACTGATTTATCTGGCGCGGGTTATTTTAACGCGGCGGGCGGTACTGCCACAAGCGGCATTGACGCGTCTGGTGAAACGCTATTAGAAGCAATCACGCGCATGTCTGGTGCGGTTGGCTTTGTTCCTGTTATGACTAATCTCGAAATGGAAGATGATGTTATCGAAGCGACTTCGGACGCGGTACAGGCGCAAGATAGAATGTTTGTTCACCATGTTTCTTCAACGGTTGATATTATCGGCGGGATTGGCGAAACAGTGCAACAATCAGGAAATACGCGCACGCGCTTGCTTGGTTACACAACATCACCACAAGCGGCGAATTTATACAAGGCTGCATATGCTGGTCGTGCGTTCTCGGTTAATTTCAGTGGTTCAAATACCGCGCAAACTATGCAGTTTAAACAGCTTGCGACTATTACGCCTGACACTGGTATCAATCAGACGATCCTTGGACAAGCAGATACAAACGGCGTAGATGTTTATATAAGCGTTGATGGTTTGCCATGTGTTGTTTCGTCTGGTGGAAATGATTATTTTGATAATCCATATAATGACCTTGCGCTTAAATTTGCGCTTGAAACGGCTGGTTTTAATTATCTACGTCAAACTAACACGAAAGTACCGCAAACAGAGCAGGGCATGAACGGCCTTAAAGCTGCGTATTCTGGTGTTTGTGTTCGATATGTTCGTAACGGTGTTATTGCAGCGGGTTCATGGACTTCATCCGAGCGCTTCGGTGATCCTGAGGTGTTTGATGAAAATATCGAAACAAATGGTTATTACACATACAGCGAACCGATTACACAACAAAGCGCGGTGGATCGTGAAGCAAGAAAAGCGCCGCTTGTACAAATTGCTATTAAACGTGCAGGGGCAATTCATAGCTCTGATGTTATAGTATTGGTTAATGATTAATAAGGAGTAGTAAATATGAGTGAAATACGTTGGTGCGAGGCTATAAATGATATCAATCGTGGTGAAAGCGTTAGTGTAGACGATAAGTTTAACGCAAGAAAAAATGGGCGTTATATGGCACTTGACACCGCCAATGTTGGTGAACTTATTAGAGTTATTTTATAGGAGTAGTAAAACATGGCAACATTTACAATTACGGGCGATGATACGCTCACATTATGGGATAGGGTTTTTGTTGATTTTTCAGACAATGACGTTTCCACGGTTGTTTATAACGAAGATTTGGTTATGGATAGCGTTGGTAAAAATCAAAACACTATTTTTGCTAAGAACGAAAAAGGAAACGCGGCAACGTTTACCCTGCGTCTAATTCGCGGATCAAGTGATGATCGTTTCATGCAGAGAAAATTATCTGATATGAACGCTGATTTCGCAACGACTGTTTTAGCGTCTGGTGAGTTTGTAAAGCGTTTGGGCGATGGTGACGGCAACGTGTACCGCGATGTTTCGCAGTTGCAAGGCGGAATGATTTCTCGCCGCCCTGACAGCAAGGATAACGTTTCAGGCGATACCGAGCAAGGGACTGCGATTTATGTCATGAGATTTGCAAGCGCAAAACGGAGTATTCAGTAATGGAATTTAAGTCGATAAGCGGTAAAAAAATCGTTATCAATGCGGCTGATTTTCAAGATGTTCTTGAGTTAAAATCGGCAATCGGGCGCGTGATGTCGGGTTCTGATTTTAGTTTTAATGTTGACGCGAGTAAATCGGTTAATGAGCAGGAATTTGACGTTGCTGCGATTGCAAAAATAGCGTTGTTGGTTGATAGCTCTTCTGAAATTCAAGACGTAATGTTTAAGTGTTTGGCGCGTTGCACGCGCGGCGGTGAGAAAATCACATTGCAAACGTTTGAAGATATTGAAGCGCGTGAAGATTATTATGAAATCGTTATCGCATGTCTAAAGGAGAATTTGCGCCCTTTTTTCAAGGCTCTGCTTTCACAGTTAAAACCGTTTATGGGCATTTTAGCGAAGGCAGGGACGAAAACCCCGAAATAGATATAAATGATATGGCTATGTTTTATGCCATACGTTTAGCTAAATCAGGATACTACGGGGGAAATCCACAAGCGATATTGCGTGCCCCTGTTAATATCGTAATGAATATTATTAACTACGAAGCGTTCGAGCGTGATTATGAAGCCGAGTATATCGCAATGACAAAAAGAGGTGACGTATAATGCAGGTCGGTGAATTATTTGTCGCGTTAGGCTTCGATGTTGATGATAAACAGCTAAAAGATTTCAATCAAGAAGTTAAAAACGGCATGACGGGCTTGCTTAAGATGGTGGGCGTGATGTCTGGCGCTGCATTCGCTGTGAATGCGTTCGTTTCTGGCGCGGTTCGCACGTCTGTTGAGCTTAAAAACTTCCGTGAAGAAACTGGGTATGCATCCGATGATGTTGAGCGTTTTTACAATGTAATCGGGCGTTTAAATTCTAATGTATCTTTTGAGCAGACTATCGGTGCGTTTCGTGCGTTATCTGATACGATTTCACAAGCGAAGTTCGGGCAAGGCGCAATAGGCCAAGCGGGAATGCTTGGTTTGAATGATATCGGCAACATGAACCCTATGGATGTCATTAACCGATTGCGTGAGAATTATTCTCGAAACGTGGGGCTATATGGCGCAGATCGAACACGCGATTTAATGTCTGAGCTTGGATTGACCTCCGAATTTATTCAAGCGATTAAGGCCACAAATCAGGAATTTAACACCCTGTTTAATAAGCCGATTTTGGGCGGTGAAAACAGAAAGCGTTTAGAAGATATAGCCGAAGCGCAAAAAGAGTTAGCGTTCCAATGGCAGTTATTGCGCGGTGAGTTATCCGCAGATATTTCAGACGAAATGATCGTTTTCATGGAAAACTTAATTCCTGTTATGAAGGATACGGCGTCAAACATAATTGCCGTTTCTGACGCGCTTTCAAAATTCTTTTCGACATTATCGCCCGAAGCGGTAAACTCCATAAAAGCTATGGCTGTTGCCTTATTTATAGCGCTCAATCCGATGGTTTCATTGTTTATAGCTCTGGCATTAGCTATCAATGATTTTGGCAAGGCATTGAGAGGTCTTGAGGATAGTGTAATACTTAAGGTGTATGATAGATTAGCGTTTCTTGCTAAAGGTCTTTCCCAATATTCTGCAAATATGGCAGGGGTTGGTGGGGATTTTTCAAACCCTGCTAATGGCCTAATCCCAGCTCCTACTGATTTTTCCCGCATGTCTGCGTCTGGGCAACTCACGGTTAATAATGTGTGGAATATTGCATCGAACGGTGATAATTTAACATTATCAGATATGATAGCGCAGAAAGAGAAACGCACACTGGACGCGGCTATATCACAGCAATCAAGAGGGGTTGTCCAATAATGGCTACAAATCTGGATTTATTAAAATCATCCGTTTCGGCTTATGTTGTTCGCCCTTTGAACGCGTTCGGGTTTGGCGGGTTTTTGTTTGATGTTGAGGGTGAAACGTCCGTTGAATTACGCGCGGAAATCACAGATCATTACCTTGAAGATAACACAACCGTTCAAGATCATATTGCGATACGCCCAAAAGCCCTGACACTAAAGGGCTATGTTGGCGAGGTGGTTTATCAAGGAGATGATAGGGGTGGTCAACCGATTGCGCGTATTACTCAAAAACTCACAACATTAACGCCATTTCTGCCAGTGCTATCAAGCGCTGCATCGCAGATTGTTAACACCGTGAAAAATGATAATCTTGATTTATCCGAATTAGAATTGACTGATATAAACAAAATCACTGATTATTACGCGTTTACAAAAAATCTATTACCGCCATCGTCAAAGCAAGAGCAAGCGTACATGTATTTCAAGGCGCTCATGGAAGGTAAATATCTTGTGAGTGTTCAAACGCCGTTTGAGTTTATGAACCGTATGGCGATTGAAACTGTGACCGCAAGACAGGGAGAAGATAGTAAATATATTAGCGATTTTTCAATAACCCTGAAAGAAATAAGAACCACGCAAATGCTGCAAACGGATGTTAAGAACTCAAAATATATAGCGGCGGACGCAAGCCCCGAAGATATATACCAAGGCAGGGCGCAGCCTCAATACGAGGACTTAACAACAATCGGAAATGTTGAGGGGCTAACCGTTAATCCTGATAATGCAAGTGATCCGTTATCACAACACTTGGCTGCGCGTAGGGCGCGTGAAGCTGCGATAGGAAGGAATCCGTACTCGATATGAAATATATAGATAAGATATCAGACGCAACATACCAGCAATTATTTTTGACAGGAAACGCGGGTCAACGTATCACACTAACCTTGAGTTATCTACCAACGCAAGAAGCATGGTTTATGGATGTATCGGATGAAACTGGATTTATCCTAAACGGGGTGCGTGTTGTTAATTCTCCTAATATCTTGCGGAAATACAGAAATAATATAGATTTTGGTATTAATTGCGTCACAGTTTCGGGGCTTGATCCGTATTTTATTGGAGACTTCACCGACCAAAGCGCGTTTTTATATCTCATGGACGCGGACGATATCGAGGAAACCGAGGAGTTTTATTACTCATGAGTAATAAGTTTGGGCGCAGTTATAGGATTGTAATCGATCCGCTTGATGGAGGTGAGCCAATAATTGTGACCATGCCACTTACTGTGCGTTTTAACGTGCAGCGATCTATATTAGATAGTTTTAATACACTTGATATTGATATTTATAACCTTGGAAAATCCGCGCGTGACCGTATATTCCAAGACAGGTTTAATATATCAGGGCGCACAATTCGTTTCGAGGGCGGTTATGACACGCTATCACTTATGTTTGACGGCACGATATCAGAGGCATCAAGCGCACGTGAGGGCGTAGATATTGTAACAAAAATATCTGCTTATTCTGGTAAATTTGACATGAACGAAACTCAAACGTTCACCACGATTGACGGCGGGAATACCGTTGGCGATGTTATCGAGTTTTTAATTGGTCAATTCCCTACGCTCACACGCGGCGCAGTTGGTGATTTTTCTGATGTGCTGCAACGTCCTACTGTTTTGAACGGAAACACATATGATTTAATTCGAAAATACAGCGATAATCAGGTTTTTGTTGATAATAACCGCGTTTACGTTCTTAAGCGTTACGAAACAACGGAAAATCAGGTTTTTGTTATTAATGCTCAAACAGGATTACTCGAAACACCCCGCCGTGATGATGCGTATTTAACAACGTCTACCCTGTTTGAGCCGCGCATAGATATCGGGCAAAGGGTGGAATTGGAAAGCGGAGTTCTTCCAATTTATAATGGTCAATATAAGGTTGTCGGCATAAATCATGAGGGAGTTATATCAGAAGCCGTTGGCGGAAATTGCCGAACTATGCTACAATTATTCGTTGGAAATAACCGTTTTGAGGTGGTAAATGGCTGATAGTTTTAATACCATTGTCCCCCCTGATTTAAACAGGGTTTTAGAAGCTGCAAAACGTGATTTGTCGGTGAAGATCAACTGCGTTCAAATCGGAACAATCCAATCATTTAGCACGTCAACACAGCTTGCAACGGTTAAAATCGCCATGAAGCAAGTAACGAAAATCAATGATGATGATACGCGTGAGGTAAGAGAATACCCGTTATTGCTTGAATGCCCCGTTATATCACTATTCGGCGGCGATGCGTTTATGAGTATGCCGATACAGTCGGGTGATAGCTGTATTATATTTTTTGCTGATAGGCAAATTGACAACTGGCTAAATTCTGGTGACGGGCAAGCCCCTACAGTTTCACGTACTCACGATATTTCAGACGCTATTTGTTTGGTTGGTATCCGCCCGTTGATTAATCCAATCCCTAATTATCTTGCGGATGGGATACGTATATTTTATTCCGAAAATGCAAGTGTTGATTTAACCGATGATGGCATAACCATGAACGGAAATATAACGATGAATGGAAATGTTGATATAAATGGTGTATTATCGACTGACTTTGATGGTAAGCAAATAAACCACAATACTCATACGCATGGCGGCGTTCTTGTTGGTGGTGGAAATACGGATGAGCCTAATGATATTTAGAAACTTAACAAGTGATAACGATTGGACGTTTGGAAGTGGAAAGCAGAATTTCACTAGCAGAAACACAGCTATTGGCCTAAATATTAAAACGCGCATACAGTCTTGGGTTAATGATTGTTTTTTCGATCAATCGGCGGGCATCGACTGGATAAATCGCATTGGTAGCAAAAATCAACGTTTATTGCTCGAGTTGGATTTGCGCCGTATAATTCTACAAAGTGAGGGCGTGACCTCAATAAAAGAATTTGATACAATACTTAACGATAGGGCGTTCGTGGCTGATTATTCTGTTTTAACGATTTACAGCCAAGAATTTACTGATACCCTGAATTTGGAGTTTTAACATATGCCTGATATTTTTGATGCCGACGGCTTACAAATAAAAACATCAACTGAAATCCGCGCGGACTTGGTTGCTGATTTTCAGGATATCTACGGCAACGATATAAACGTTGATCAAAACTCACCTGATGGGCAGATAATCGGTATTGTTACGCAAATGTCGCGGGATATTAGGGAGTATATTGCGAGTATTAATTCAGGGTTTGACCCTGACCAAGCCGTTGGTGTTACGTTAGATCAACGTGTTGCGCTCAATAACATAGAACGTCAAGGCGGTACATATACAGTGCAGCCGATTGATATTGTGGTTGATCGCACTGTGACGTTATCGGGGCTTGATGGTGACTTTGATAATCCTGACGGCGTGGGCTATACAATAGCGGATGATGCGGGAAATGAATGGATTTTAATTGATACGGCTGTTTTGACCGTTGGTTCTTATACACGTAATTTTAGAGCGCGTACGGTTGGCGAGGTATCCGCCACGGTGGGGACTATTGAAAACTTCGTTACAATTGTTTTGGGTGTTGTTTCTGTGACAAACTCAAGTGGTGTTCTTGAAACTGGCCAAAATGAAGAAACTGACAGTGAATTGCGTATTCGTAGGCAACGAAGCGTTGCGATTGCATCTACAGGATACCTGAACGGGATTGAAGCCGCTCTGTTAAATATTGACGGTGTTACTGGTGTTAAGGTATATGAAAACATCACAAACGCAACGGATGCGGATGGAATACCCGCACACAGCATATGGTGTATTGTTGAAGCTGGTGCGAATACTGATATTGCACAGGTTATATTTTCACGTAAAACGGCTGGCTCTGGAATGAAGGGCGCTGTATCTGTAAATATAGACACTGACACTGGGTCGGTGTTTACTGCGAAGTTTGACCGCCCCACAGCCGAAGATTTATATATTCGTTTCGATATTCAAAAAACGTCTACAAGCGCGGTTTTCGATCAGGCTGCAATAAAATCAAGCATGGTTACCGCCCTGAATTATGGTATTGGTGATTTTGCGGAAACGTCTAGTTTGACTGGGGTTGCGCTAACTGCGATTACAAACAATGGCGGCGGCGGTGTTCCTGTTAATATGGAGGTTTCAGACGATGGAATTGCGTGGGTTGATTACCTTGAAACGAGCGCAAAAGATAATCAGTTTGTCGTAGATACAACCCGCATAACAATCACGGAGCTTTGATGTCGCAGTTAACCGAAATCATAGATTACTACGTTAATTTGTTGATTATTCAATATCACAACAAACCAAACGCACGTGCCACGATTGACGCGATCATATCTGAATTGATGGCGGATGATATATATACCGATGTTTTGAACGGGTATAATATAGATACGGCGGTTGGTGTTCAACTGGATGTCCTTGGTAAATACGCGGATATCGATAGGTTTTATTTTAACTATGAGCTTACGGATGATTATTTCGGATTTGCTGATGCGGCTGATTTGGGCGGAACATCTGCGAATATTATTGGTTTTGATGATGCCGCCGCGCCTGATAAAGAAGGTTTGTTTTTAGATGCATTTGATGTTGTTTCAAATAAGCTACGCCTGAATGATAGCGCGTATAGAACACTGATAAAATTACGTATTATTCAAAACCACTCAACACATGACACGAACAGCATATCTTCATCGTTATTTCAGTTTTTCGGAAACGATATCATCATGACTGATAACTATGACATGACTATGACGTATTTTATCGGTGAGAACGCGAGTGAGTTAATACAAGCCGCCATACAAAAAGAAGTTTTACCACGCCCCGCCGCCGTTGGTTTGCAGGTTATTGATGGGAATAAGTTTTTTGGTTTTGCTGATGCCACTGATATCGGCAAGGTGGGCGATTATGTTATCGGGTTCAACGATGCAACCACGTTTAATGATTATCAAGAATTTTTGACAGATGGCATGGGTAATATTTTAACCGATGGCATGGGTGAATTGTTGGTTGGTGGGGCTGTTTTACCAGCAGAAAAAAAAGATGGTAGATTTTTGAACGCAAATACTGATATATTATAGCAACGGAGTTTTATAAATGGCTAAAATTACAAGAAAAACACAGAAGGTATTCGGATCGAGCGCGGGCGCAACTGGTATCGTTGAATATGGATCACCTGCTGCGGGATTGCCTGTGTATGACACTGATCCCGATAATATCCAAACCTTCGCATGGGAAACTGGTTGGGCGGCGGCTGCGTTGTCTGGTACGGAAATACCAACGTTTCAGGATTTTAACGGTATTCATTTTGTTGCAACACGCCAAATCGGCTATTTGTTGCAAGAGGGTATCGCGGAATATGACGCTGGAACAGAGTATCACACAAATTCTATTGTAAAAAAATCTGGCACATATGAGTTGTATGGGTCAATTATCAATTCGAATACTGGGAACGCCCTGCCTTCTGCGGTGGATAACGCTAATTGGAAGTATCTTGGTGATTTGTCGGATTTGGTTGATATCAATACCGCGCCAATTATTTCCGAAGAATACGAAAGCGCTGGTCAAACTATTACAGCTGCGGGGTCACTAACTCTTGCACATGGATTATCATCTGCGCCAAAAATAATACAGCTTTATTTAAAATGCTTATCAACGCAAGCCAATTATGCTGTAGATGATGAGGTTTTGATAAACAACCATGCATCTGGCTTAGGGTCTTCATCGCGTGGGGTTTTAGTTGTTCCTGATGCCACCAACTTAAATATACGATATGGTAGCGCAGCCGCTACAATGTCTGTCCTTGACAAAGCAACTGGTAATACTGTTGATTTAACAAACACAAACTGGAATTTAATAGTAAAGGCGTACGCGTAATGACTGAATATTTTGTAGACAAAGACGGTTTATATCTTGGTGGTTTTGATGGTGCAAAGCCGCCAAAGGGTTCTGTTAAAGTCGATACTCCGCCAGATCATGGAAATGATACATGGGACGGATCAAAGTGGATACCGCACACGCCTGATTTTAGTGTCGTGATGGCGGAAACCGAAACCAGCGCTGTTTTAGCTCGTAAACTTGAAGAAATAGTGGATAACATCGAAAATGGCGCTGGATTATCGCAGAACACAAAAGATTGGTTAAACGAAAGAAAGACGCTACGATAATGGGAAACGAAAAAACATCTGTTATCGAGCGCCACGCCCAAACTATCTTAACTGGTATTGTAGCTGGTTTAATTGGTTGGGTTGGTCTTAGTGTTTCACAGCAAGCTACAAGCATAGCCCTGTTGCAGCAATCAATGAACAGCTTGCAGAAAAAAGTAGACGTGTTTACTTCCGAGCCGCGGTTTTCAAAAAATGATTTTCATGTCATGATATCTCCCGTTGTTGCAGAAATTGCGGCTATGAAGATAAATCAGACATACCATGAGAAGCGGCTCTCAAAAATTGAAAATGATGTTTATGTCGAATATGTCAAACCAAGCAAGAAGGTTGATTAATGTTTAAATTAAAGCGCGTTTCAGACACAATGGATGGTGTATTTGGTGTGTTCCTTGATGAAAATGATTTCCCGTTATGTGTGACATTGGAAGAAAGTTGGTTAAATAATCAACGTAATATTTCATGTATCCCAGAAGGTGTTTATCGAGTAGTGCAGCACAATGGCACGAAATACAAAGAGGTTTGGCGGCTTGAGAATGTTCCCAATAGAACGGCTATTCTTATCCATGCAGGAAATACAGAGTATGATACAGAAGGGTGCATTCTTGTAGGTCAAAAGTTTGGCGTATTAGGTGATAAACGTGCTATACTGTCATCTAAACCCGCGTTAACGGAATTGCGTAGAATACTACCGAGCGAATTTATGATTGAAATTACTGATTGTTTTTAATAAAGGAGAATTAAAATATGTTAAATGGATGGAAAACTTTTGTTGTGGCGTTGTTTATCGCTATTTTCGGAGCGCTAGAAAGCTTTGACTTTACGCAATTTCTTGACGCAGATATCGCGGGCTATGTTGTGTCTGGTATTGGTGTTGTAATGTTTATTTTACGCGCTATAACATCAACACCTGCGTTTAAATCTGAATGATATACGTCTACGGATTACTTGCGATTTTAGCGGCTGCCATATTTATTGGCGGTCGTTATTTGTTTTATCGATATGGACGCAATGATGAGAGGCTTGAAAATGCAGAAGGCACGAATGACGCGGTTAAAAAATCAAATACTGTTAAGCATGACAGCACTTATGATGATGAGCTGCACGACAGGTATCGCAAATAACTATTGCGTAATAACCGACCCTGCTCATTTGACCATTGAGGGCTTGCGTGTGTATGATTGCCTTTGTTCTGATAATCCTGTGAATCCTGAATGCAGATAAAAGAAACCCGCCAATGTTTCGCTTCCGTGGATAGGCGTGGCGGGTTAATTCGATATTTATGATAATTTCAACATTTCTATTTTAAAAATCTAAGCTCTCATGTTGACGCATGAGAGATGTGTCTGAATTTTACTTGGTTTTAAACCGATCGTTCCAATGTTAGAGCATGGGGGCGATAAATTAAACCTACACACTTCACCAATTCCTGTCAATAGGTTTATCGCACTTTATATGATCCTTATTTTTCACATGGCATTTAATATAATGCTCTTTGCAATATGAACCGCGCTCAATATCCGCACCACAAAAACCAAAATCATGGGCGCGTGTGTCGCCATGAGGAAACTTGCATTGTTTAGATGTTAATTCATCAAGTTTGTATTTGCCTATTTTATCATCTTTGAACACCACAGACTTAGATTTGATTTTAGGACTTATATACTTAGGTTTAATCTTGATTTTAGGGCTTGTGGTGACCTTTGCGGGCTTAAATCCTATGGCGGCTTCTATTTTTATCGCATCCACCGCACTGGGCTTTACTTCCCTATTTACGGGTGGTAGTAAGCCTTTACGCCGCATCCTGTTCATCTTACCGATAACAGCGTTTTTTGTTGCTCCGATAATATCTGCTATTTCTTGCATTGAATGGTTGTCTTTGATCGATACCATTTTATCTATTTTTTCTTGTGTCCATATTGTCATTTTGTTTCCTTTCTCATTAATCTATCTACATTTTCATCGCCCTCAACCTGCTTTAATTCAGAATGAGAATATGTTGCGAACGGATCTGGTGGATAAACACTTTGCTGTAATATTTTGACCACCTCACATTTGCACATTCCGAACCGCCCGTCATCGGGGTAGCAGTTACTTGTTGCTTGCCCACATGTTTTGCATTGACCTGTCATTTTTTAAACTCCAATACATTGTTAAAATCTTGTTTATCGGTAAAATTAACCACGTCTTTTGCGCTATCTAATATCATTTCAAACGCCAATCTTCTTTCGTCACAACTGTAGAAAACGTAAGCAATACACGGTAAACAGTCCATGATTTCAACTGCACGCTCCAACGTCATAACTATCCCGAACTTAGTTTTTGTCATGCTTCACCTCTCTCATGTGCGATGGCTTGGATCATAGCGTGAAGGCGTGCGCGTTGTTCGGTTGGTAACCATAAGTTATTCACCAACAACCCATCAGTTTTACGAAAAGCACACAACCAGCCTTTTTTGTTTTCGGTAAGCTTTTCTAAACACCACCCCTCCAAATACTCATCCATAACCGCCTTGCAAGCGTCAAGGGATGTTAGGTATTTAGGTATTATATTGCTATAGCGATTTAGCTCATCTTCCCATAGTTTTGATATAAAATACCCACCATCATCAACAATATCACAATCTGGATGATACCCATTCAACCAACACCAGAACCGAGCATTAAATTCCGCATCGTCCCCGCCGTTTTCAAGGAGGTTTAGTAGTTTTTCGTGGGTTTTCATCTTAACTCCCCGTTGTCGCGTTCAAAGTTTAAAATAGCCTCGTCAATAGAACATGATGCAAGGTCATAAACACTACGTCCTAAAATATCACCAATCTTGGTTAGCTTCTCTTTTTGCTCTGTTGATAGGTATATAATTTCTGTTTCTCGCATCACAGTCCCCTTTCTTTCAAAAGCGCAGCAGCTTTGCTTTCGATTGGTTTCCACCCCTCGGTTTGATCGATTGTCATAGAAAATATCATGCCGTTTTGCAAACGATGGCGAACCAATAAATCTTGGTCTATATCGCTACGCATTGAACAATCCCAAACATCACCTACAAAGCCCATCCCTATTATCGGGAGTATTAAAATTGGTGTGTTCTTCGGCGCAGTCTCAATCGGTTGCCAGTCATCATCCTTAACCGCTTGGGCTATTTCTAGGGCGGCTTTGATGGTTTCTGAAATTCCTTTAGCTTTCACACCCTCTATTGTTATGAAAGTAGGGTTATTTATCGTCTCTACCGTATCATCATATAGATCAATATCAGAATGGCTTTGGTAAGAAATACTCCCGTCAACATGGTCAATCCTTTGAAAGTCCGTTGCATCAATCGCATTCTGTATTTTATCACTCATCACTCACACTCCTTTATAATTTTATACCCGTTTTGGGTTAGGTAATCATCAACACTTGTATAAATGTATTCATGTATCGATGTTTTTCTATTTGCTACCTGTTCGTAATTATAAACAGCATTTGATATTACTTGTTTCAAATCGTGAACATCCACCATTTCAACGGTTGGACATTCGTCTGTGGCATCATTGTATATTTCCTTAATGTTTGACCACGACACTGGGATTTTGATAAACTCCTCGCAACCATCATCGTTAGTAAATCCAAAAAGCTCGTGGTATTCTCCAGATAACTTTTTCTTCATGCCGTTTTCGGCTGTTAACTCAATCAGTGCTAGTTTGTACTTACTCATTATCTTCTCCTTTAATCTCCGTATACGCCATAATGCTTCGTTTTGTGTCTGGGTGTAGATTATCTAATCCGTCATCAAGTAATGATGGTACAACACTTAGGTCAAAATATACATTAGCCCCCTTGGTCACTATCGTATATGCCTTGCGCCCGTGCGGTTTTAAACCTACATCACCCGCAAAACACGCTGCACCAAATATATCATTTAGTTTTTGCAATAAAGCGTTGGCTAAATCATCTTGGTTCACAGGGTAATTAACCCAAGGTATTGCAACTAAATCTATATCTTTTTTTAATGAACCATGCACGGCAAGAGCGTAGCCCTTTTCCTTGGCAACATCTTTAAGGTCATCTAAAATTTGGTCTAATATAGCTTTTGAATAAAAATATGTTGCGTTTCTTAAAACATCGTTATTACTCATCGTCATTCTCCTTCACGTTTGGTCTTGCGGCTACCATGGCTTTTAAAATACCACCGTAAAAAATAAGGTTTGTATCTGATTTTACATTAGCATCTGGTCTAATAGCCGCCGCATCTGCCATTTCTTCCGTAGACTCAATCGGCATTAACACCCATTCCCCTGATTTAAGGGCTTGGATTTCTTCGTAGTGGTCGGCGTAGGATTTCGAGTAAGTCCAAAGCTCATGAATTTCTTCAATAGTAGCCGAAACACCAAAATTAGGAAATTTCTCCACTTCCTTTGAAACATCGAATTCTTTCAAAGCCTCAATCAGCTCTTCACGTTCTTTTTTCTGGTCGGGGGTCATTGCAGTTTTTCCAGCTCTTTGTATGTTTTCTTTTCTTCTTTTTTCTTGTCACGAAAACCCCATTTTAAACAGGCGGGGCAATCAAAATACTCAATACCAAATTTGAACGAAACTAGGTTTTGAGTTCCTTTACAAACACCGCATACAGCCATCACGCACCACCCTTCTCAGCCGCTTCGATTGCTGCGGCGTGGGGTTTAAGAATATCGATAGCTTTATCAATCGCATCGTGTACCGCTTCAAGATTAATACATATACTTACACTCTCTAATACTTTTATCGCTTCCACATTATCATCCGCCTTTAAATTAAATTGATACGCTTTTTCAAGGTCACACATAAAATCATACGGATCATCACCACACATACCGTAATCGGCTCCAATATTCGCCAATGCATAACCACCGTCTTTTTCTCGTATTTCATCTAAAAGTTTACTCATCACTTATTCCTTTCGATTGCTGTGGCGTGGGTTTTTAGGGTTGCGGTAGTATCTTGTTGTAGCAACGTTGCTGTGAACCCTGAATTTTTAAGTTGCCGTTGTTGCCTTTTGACTATTCCTACCAAATCCCGAATAGCCGCATCCTTCTCCGCGCTCTGGGTGAAGTAGCCTTGAGCGTTCATCAAATTAACCGCTTCACTTATTATATCGTAAACGACATTTTTTTCTGTAATGTTACGGCCTTTGCAAATATCGTCTAAACATTCTCTCTTAATATCTTCAACATCAACAGGCTCTTGCTCTCGCTCGGCTTGCTGTAAATATTGGCGTATAATTATTAAATCGTCCGATACAGTCTTACGTTTCACATTATCGTGGGGATCAGCGTGTATCAAAGGGCTTATTCTATCCAAAGCATCAAGCGCCTTGCTCCCACCATCCGAGACACAAACCTCCTTGTCTGTGGTTTCAGGCTGTTTTTGAGAGGTAACGCGGGTGTTCATCTTCGCAACTAACGTAAAACCACCATCATAATGCACAAGATTAAATTCATCATTAAACGGATATTCAATATGCACAAGATGAAGTTTATCATTAAACGGATATTCAATATATTCTTCATCAGAGTCCCATAGGAATCTAGAGCCACAAAACGGGCATGGTTTCAATTCTTCATCATTTTCTTTGCATTTATCACAGAGTTTCGTGACCATACAAACACCGTCCGTTGTCCCGCACTTATTACACATTTCATCACATAGGGGCATTTTCTTCTCCTGTTTGTTCTAGGGCGAGTTTTCGTTTCCTGCTAACTCCACGTTTTGATGCTCTTTCAGCTTTTTCACCACCTGTAAAATTAAAACTGGCTTTGTCATGATCCTCTGCAAGTTTTAAAGCCCCACGAAGAATCTCAATATCCCGAGCTTGTTTTTCCAGTTCGGCGATTGCGGCCTTGATTGTTGCGCTGTGGTTATCGTCTGAAATAGGCTTCCAGTGGGTTGGTTTCTTGCAAATTGGTGTTGAGTTCATGTCACAATTATTTTTTCCAGTAAACCACACAAATTGCCCCCTATAATATTCTCCGTAGTGGCACTTAAATATTTCTTCGTTTTCCCTGCCATACACCTTTGTCCCATCCCTCGGCGCAGTCTCAATCGGTTGCCATGTTGTCGCAGCGTCAAGTTCTTTAAGTTTTTCGATTAGTGTTTTCATCAACTAAAATCCTTCATCATTAAAGTAATTGAATTTGACGCGTGTGGTTTTATTATCAACTCATCGCCACTTGAATGTATTAGCAAATTCCCATCTCTTAACGAAATATCGATATGACTTAATAACCTGTCTGAACCAACGGGAAACCTAGCTATGCAACGATCTGTAAACCAATGTTTTTCGTCACTGTCTAAAATATCGTAAACGTAAAAAGCAGGTTTATTTACTTCATTATTGGCAAGTTCTAAGCGATTTTCAAGGCGATTAATATCTCGCTCTAATCTTTTAAATTCCATTTGCGCCCATTTAGGTAATTTTTTAATCTTTTCGTTAATATCATCCTTATTCATCTTCTGTCTCCGATTAATTAAAAGGGCGGGCAGGGCTTGATACCTGCTGCATTCGTCAATACACCTTATCCGCGACCATGGTGTTGTATTATACATGTCTACGTTGTCCCATGAAAGTGCGTGTCCATCCACGCCGCCGCCCATTTAATTAATCATCCTCCAAATCATGGCAACCTCATTTCCGTAATCTACTATTATCATTTCTTCACCTTAGCAAACTGACCAGTCACAGGATCACGGGGGCGCTTGTATTTGTTGAGTTCCTTATTGAGTTTACCGATTTTATTAATAAAATTTATGCACTCATCCTGCCATAAATTATTCATATCATCGAACGCTATATCTTTGCGCGCACAATCCTTGGCCTCATGGATATAAGCAACAGTTAAAATAACGCCGTAAACCACTAAAAATACAATCCAAAACTCAATCATAATATCTCTCCAGTAAATTGTTAAAATCTTCCTCACCTGTCATATCGTAAAACGTAACGTTGCTTCGATAATCTCTTGTGTATCCTGTTATTAAGTCAAATATACGCATCATCTAACCCCCTGCTGTGATTTACTCATAGTACCGTAATGAGGCACTAGAGGTTTACCGCGACTTTGGCTCTCATCCTTAGCGTAATCGTAAATATATTCTAATTCTTTGCACAAATTGAGAATATCTGTAACCTTGTCATAGGCAAGTTCACCACCAAATTTTGTTTCGGATAACTCATCTTCGTGATTATCAAAAAGCTCATTTGCTGCTAGTTTAAGTTTTAGTATTTCTGCGTGTAAGTCCATAACGTTTTCCCTTTGTTTATATTATAACGATATCGCAATAATATCACATAGTCAACAACAAAATTAAATTAACGCCGCTAAAAAATAAGCAACAATCACACTGAAAATAGACGGCAGTACAAACCAGTTAAGAAACTCGCGTATGTTTCCGTTGCCCTTATTCATCTGCACAGCCCTATAGTTAGGGTTGCTCTCAAATGCCAATCGCATCTGTTGGTGGTGAATTGTATCGGTAACCGTGTTTTTAACCCTGTTGTATTCTTTGCAAACTTGCGCGTGTGTGTAGTTTTTCATGATTTAATCTCCTCAATATTTTCAAGAACAACTTCCCATCCATCTTGCGCATATTCTGAATAACCTTCACGGCCTTCTAAAATATCATTAGCCGCAAGATATGCTTCATGCTCGTTTTTTGCTTCGACCTGTATTGTCGCTGTTTTCTCAATTAATACTTCATATGTTTTCATTTGTTTAACTCCCTTTCCATCATCATTTTGATATGTTTTTCACCGTCTATGTGTTTCCATCTGTATGGGTGTATAATCATACCTTTAGTTGTCCACCAACTACCTGTGTCTCCTTCATACAGGATTGAATATTTAGTTACATCAAAATATTCATTGGTGTCATTAGCTGTTAAGAACCAAGTACCATCCCTTGGCGCAGTCTCAATATTAAACCAATCATCACCGCTTGCTATCTTTTGCAGGACGGTGAGTGCTGCTATAGCTATATCCCTAGCCCTATCAACCTCTTTACCATCACAACCATCTATAAGTATGTAATCATTGCCTAAAACATTTGAGGCATCACCAATATGTTTAATAATATCACTCATTTTAATTCTCCATATTTTTCCATATATTCGCACAGCTTCAACGCCATGCGCTCAATAGACTGTTCACCGCTTTCAAAGCGTTGTACAGTCCTGTAGTTAATGCCGCCCATCGCCTTAGCCATACCGCGTTGTGTTAGGTTTAGTGATAGGCGTAGGGTTTTGAATTGTTGGTTGTTCATTGGGTGTCCTATATTTGTGGCGGGTGGTGGCAGGGACTTAACGTAACCGTGCGCTATTGGCTACCCTGCATCACGCTTTAATCTTACGATTCACCACCCATATTTTTATATTCTTTTCTTTCGACTTCTCTTTTATTGCAACATGTTTTTGTAAAGCTGCTTTGCCATACGGGGTATATTGACCGTGCGCCGCAATTCTTACATTCATAAAAATAATTATTATCCATTACACCCCCGCCAGTTTAGCTATTTTTTTAATTTCCTCATCAGTTTTAAACGCAAGAGAAAAAAATGTATCTCCCACACAAAAAGAACAATCATTATTTAATTGTGCTTGTGCTTTTAGGTTTTGAACGATTGATTGAATTAAGTTTGATTTTTGCAATGTAGTCATTGTATTTTCCTTTTCATCGTCGGCTCAATCGCCATTGCTTATGTAAGTATACTACGGCACTATGTCGCATAACGCAAGCGCTATTTTAAATTAATTTCACTAATAAATTCACGAGCTATCATATAAAATTCCTCGCCCCAATTATCTGAAAGTATTGCAAGTTTTTTCGTTGTGTCACCACATTTACCCTCGTAAAATGTAGACCACCCTTGAAAAATTCTTTGCTCACCGTCTATGGTATCAATAACTTTATCGCCTTTTTTCATCCTCAAACCTCCATCATCAATTTAACATTATGCAGCGCGTCAATCGTGATATCATCCAGTTCATCATGATTAAGGTCGGGGCAATCGAGTAGTGCCATTATTATTGCGCGTTGATATTCTGTCATGATTTTACCTCGATGTCATTTTCTGGGGAGCGGGTTAAATATGATTTAAAAGCCCCTCTCGGCAATGCAAGAGTACCATCTTCATTCAAGCCCCTGAAAACTATGACATGG